CAACTAATGTCAGTGACAGGCCACAATAATGTGTCTTCTGTGAAACCATACATGAAGCATACATACGATGCTGCAAATAATGCCTTGACACAGAGAAACGTTACTGTACAATCGAGTACTTAGCGAGTAACAAAGAAAGTGATATAACATATGAATATAAATAATATTATAAATGATTTATCACTAGTAAGTGGTGAGACAAGACGTATGACTTGTCCATTATGTAATACTAAGAACACATTTACTGTGACCAATGACATGGGTTCTGTTATATGGAATTGTTACAAGGCTAGTTGTTCGTTGTCAGGTGGTACTAACGTATCAATGACAGCGGATGACATACGAAAGTTTCTTCATGTTGTTGCAGATGAGACACACGTTGCAACATTTATTAAACCTGAATGGTTTGTAAGAGACTACAAAAAGATTGCTTCCTTTTGTAATGAGTGGGAGCTTGATGCACAAGACCTAGGGCTATTGTATGATGTGAAGGAACATCGTGTGGTGTTCCCTGTTGTGCATGGTGGAGTTACAGTAGATGCTACGGGTAGATCATTGGGTAAACGAATACCTAAATGGAAACGCTATGGAAAAAGTTACTTGCCATACGTATCAGGCCGTGGTAAAACTGCTGTAGTTGTTGAGGACTGCATAAGTGCCGCAGTTGTAGGTGATAGTGATGGATGTGTTGGGGTCGCAGTGTTGGGTACATCACTATCAACTGGACACAAGGAATACTTATCGCAGTTCTCAACGGCAATAATTGCACTAGACCCTGACGCACTACCCAAGACCCTGCAGTTCGCAAAAGAATTACGTAGCTACGTTGATAACGTCAAGGTGCTACGACTAACCGATGACCTCAAGTACCAAGAGCCAACCGACATGGCTAACCTTTTAACCCTAGGAGAATAACCAATGGAACTATCCCTTATCCGTAGCCTTATGGACAAAGAATTTTACGATGACCACAAGGGCGCACGTTGTCCTGACCGTTTGTTCAGCAAGGATGTGCGTAAGATCAAGCAAGCTATTGATGCAGCTATGGATCGTTATGAGCGTACTGTCACACCTGCTGAGATAGAAGCACTATTCATGGCAGAGAACGCCACACTTACTACAGCCCAGCGCCAAGCATACAGCGTATTGTTTGTACAAGTTACTAAGCAAGAAGTCATGGGCAGTGACATAGCACAGGACGTACTGTCTAAGCTATTCCAACAGGTGATAGGCGAGGACATTGCCAACCTTGGATTTGACTACGTTAATGGTAGCAAGACAAGCCTTGATCCACTACGTCAGATGCTTGAGTTGTATGGTGATGACTTCACCCCTAACCTCAAGATACAATGGGAAGACATTGACCTTGATACTATCCTTGCCATGACTGACCTTGAGTCACAGTGGACATTCAACATACCTACGTTGACACGTAAGGTTGAGGGCATCAATGCTGGTCACTTGATTGAGGTAGGTGCTAGACCTAACACAGGCAAGACATCCTTTCATGCATCCCTTGTGGCGGCACCGGGTGGCTTTGCATGGCAGGGTGCTAAGACAATCGTACTGTGTAATGAGGAAGGCTACCACCGTGTTGCCCACCGCTACATCACAGCGGCAACTGGCATGGACAAGCATGAGATCGTCAAGCGTAAGTCTGAGGCAATGGCTATCTTCAACAAGATACGTGACAACGTTATGTTCAAAGATGCTACAGGCCGTGACATGAATTGGGTTGAGTCCGTATGCAAGTCATACAAACCTGACATAGTTATACTAGACATGGGTGACAAGTTCTCACGCATGGCTGGCTTCGCCCGTCCTGACGAGGCACTCAAGGCTAACGCCATACAAGCTAGGCAGATAGCCAAGCAACAAGAGTGTGCCGTATTCTATATGTCTCAGCTATCGGCAGAGGCAGAAGGTAAGGTTGTACTCAACCAAGCCATGATGGAAGGTAGTCGGACAGGTAAGGCGGCAGAAGCTGACCTGATGTTCATGATCTCTAAGAACCCTACCGTTGAGGGACAAGAAGAAGAAGACCTTCAGCGTCACATCAACGTGGTCAAGAACAAACTGTCTGGCTGGCACGGCATTGTGCATACAGACCTTGAGTACAAGACTGCGAGGTACGTAGCATGATACCTCTGATGATGGATCAAGATGTTAGATGTTGTGATTCATGTAACGTTGAATTAACAAATGATAATCAATACGAAACGATGTTACTAAATAAATGTTACAGATGCATAGACTGCCACAAAAGAAAGATGGGTGTCACTAACAATGGACGTATGTATGTAAACGGAAAGTATGTAGCAAGGAAGCATCCGTTGTACAAACCGGGACGTTATAAATCCTTTGGTGATCTTGCCTTTGGTTCGTTAAACAACTACAGTCAAATCAAAGAAGGGTATGTGTACGCTATTGTAAATGCCGCATGGCCTGAGTGGGTCAAGATAGGTAAGGCACTTGATGCAGAAGACAGGCTCAGTGGCTACCAAACAAGCTCACCTATGCGGGACTACAAGCTGGTATACTCAGTACATTTTGAGGATCGTAGCGTAGCGGAACGTAAGGCACACACACTGGCGGCGTTCAAGACTGCGCACCCTTGGAACAAGCATGACAATGGTGAGTGGTTTAAACTGACAGAGGTAGAGGCAATAGAAATACTAAAGGAGACTACAGATGATTGATGCAACACTAATAGACTACATGGGTACTGACCTGTCGGTAGTTAATGCAGCCCGTGTATCCTTTGGTAAGAAGAGTGAGTCGTTGGGTAGTGTAACCGCCAATGGAGTTACCCGTCAGGTACTACATGATAGTGACACCAAGCTAATCAACTACCTAGCCAAGCATAAACATACCTCACCCTTTGGTCATTGCTTTGCATCCTTCCACATCAAGGCACCTGTGTTTGTGGCACGACAGTTGGTTAAGCATAAGTTCCTACGGTGGAATGAGATCAGTCGTAGGTATGTAGATACTGAGCCTGAGTTTTATTTGCCTGACGTTTGGCGTGGGCGTTCAGAAGATAAGAAGCAGGGAAGTAGTGGTACAGTCTTAATAGATGAACTAAGTATTAAAAACGACTTTCACATAGGTGTAGATGTATACAATAGATTACTTGATGATGGTGTATGCCCAGAACAAGCACGAATGGTGTTGCCACAAAACACCATGACTGAGTGGTACTGGTCAGGTAGCCTTGACGCCTTTGCAGATATGTGCAATCTTAGATGTACAGGAGATACACAATTAGAAACTAGGCTAGTAGCAAATCAAATCTGTGACAGTATGAAGGAACTGTTTCCTGTATCGTGGTTTGCATTGAGATTGGAGAAATAAAATGTGGGCAGTAATGTTTGAGATTGATACAGGTGAATTTGTATACGACACAGGTAAGGATTCCTTTACAGCAGATGATCCAACCGTATGGTTTAACACTAAAGAAGATGCACAGAAACGTGCAGACAAATGGAACACAGGTATAGTAGTACCGTACATCAGACCAATGACGGAAGATGAACGGAAAAGATCAGTACAAAGAAGGGGGTACATTTAAATGACAACAGCAACATCAACGGCAGAGATACGTTTGTACAACGCAATGGTAAACAACTCGCTCACTATAGACGAAGCCATCATAGCAATGGAACAATTCAGGGATCACTTAAATGTAGATAACTTGATAATACAAAACGAAGGGGTTGACAATCGTGCCAAGATATACGATAACGACTTCACAGTATTAGATGAATGGGACACATGGACAGACTAAGGGGAGCGACACCAACATGAAACACTTAACCCTAGACGTAGAGAACACAGTGGTCAAACGCAATGGTAAGTTACACCTTGATCCGTTTGAGCCAGAGAATACATTGGTTATGGTAGGCATGCTAGATGATCTTGGAAACGAAGATATTATAACTTTCGATCACTCAGAGCAACAACCTACCACAGAGGGGCGGCGTATAGTGCAAGACGCATTAGACGCTACCTCTCTACTTATTGCACACAACGCACCGCATGATTTGCTATGGCTATGGGAGTCAGGGTTTGTATATGACGGTGAGGTATTCGATACCATGTTGGGTGAGTACGTTCTGCAGCGTGGACAGAAGCAACCGCTATCACTTGAGGCGTGTGCTGAACGTTACGAACTGGACACTAAGAAACAGGACACATTGAAGGAGTACTTTAAGAATGGATATTCCACACGTGATATACCTCATGGTGAACTATCAGAGTATCTATCGCACGATCTACATGCTACCCAGCAATTGTATAATGTTTTGCAGACATCATACGAGGGGTGCAACTCACTGATACCAACGATACAGTTGACTAATCAGTTGTGCATACACCTTGCCCGTATATATCAGCGTGGC